GTATACTGCGGTATTCACTGGTCAAGAACCTTTACCTGCTAACTTCTTAACAGGATCAACTTTCGCTAATCCTTTCGCTGGTGTAGCAAATGCTCCAACAGTAGTTTACGGATCTGTAGCTTAATAAATTGATATACGAGACTCTGTCTCTATTCATATAACCACGTCGGGAGTACCCTGTCTGTCTCAACAGATGGGGTATTTTTTTGTAAATTAAAACATTAATAAAATGGCAAAAGTAAAAGTAGCATCAACCATCGTAGTATCTGACACCAAGAAGCGAGGGCATGCAAAGAAGTCCTACAATAAACACTCCAGTAGACCTAAGGCCTACAGAGGACAGGGCAGGTAATAAAACAAAATAGTAGAATTCAGTTATAATATATGATACAATTAACATGATAGTAGTAACTCCAGATACAAACACAAAGCAATCCTTCAGTATAAGAACTATGCCTAGTGCAAGCTTGTCTAGCTTTAAGGTAAGATTAGGTTTAACTAACGAGGACACCAACAAAGTAACCTCTATAACAAACGTAACTGCTAGTTATAATAACTTTGATTTTTTGCAAGTAACTGCATCAATGTTCTTAACTGGTAGCGACTTTTACACAGTAGAAGTTATCCAATTATCAGGATCTACTGATTGTACTGTTTTGTACAGAGGAGAACTATTCCCTACTACAGAATCTGCTACAGTTAGAAACTCTGAGCCTATGTTGAGTTACACTGGAAGCTCTAGCAATATTAACGACTATATTATATACTAATAACGATTATGGAAACAAAAGAATCAAGAGTAAAAGTAATTAACCTTTCAGGAGGTTACATACTGCCAAAGATTACCGAAACTAAAGGTAGAAAGCAACACGTAGAGATTGGAATCGATGGAGCTGACGATTTCTTTACTACACTTATTAAAAGATACGAAACTAGTCCAACAAATCAGGCTTGTATAGATGGATCTACGGATTTAATTTATGGTAAGGGTATCAAAGGTAAAAAGGGATTCCAACAATTAGAGGACTATCTTTACACATTAACCACTAACGATGAGATTAGAAAGATTGTATTCGATTACAAAATGTTTGGTAATGCTGCTATTCAATGTGTATTCTCTGAAGATAGGGAAACAGTAATTGGTTTTTATCATATTCCAGTTGACACATTAAGAAGTGAGAAAGTTGGTGACGATGGAGTTATTCATGGTTTCTACTACTCTTCAGATTGGTCAAACCGAAGAATACAACCTACAAGAATTCCGGCATTTGGCGAAGAGGAGTTTGAGAACGATACACAAATTATATACTTCAAGAAATATTCGCCTGGTAAATTCTACTATGGTATTCCTGATTACTATAGCTCAATTCAATACTGTGCTGTAGAGGAAGAGGTAGCAAACTTACACATCAACAATATCTTGAATAACTTCATGCCAAGTACAATCATCAATTTTAATGGTGGTTTACCTGCATCAGAAGAACAATACTTACTTGAAACTACAATAGCATCTAAATTTGCTGGTACTTCAAACGCTGGTAAGTTTATCTTAAGCTTTAACGAGAACGCTGAGCAAAAGACTACAGTAGAAATGTTAAGACCAGAGAATTTACACCAACAGTACGATTTTATTGCAGAAGAGTCTAGTAGAAAGATAATGTTGGCACACAGAGTAACAAGTCAAATGTTATTTGGTATCAAAACAGCATCAGGCTTCTCCAGTAACGCAGACGAGCTCAAGAACGCATACGAGATCTTTTTGGCTATGGTAATCAACCCTATGCAAGAAGAGGTGGTTAAGCAGATCCAGGGCATCATTGAGTACAATGGCTACGAAGGTCAAGAGCTATACTTTGCACCATTAATTCCATTTGGTTTCTTGGCAGAATTACAACAAGAAGCTGGTGACGCTGGAGCACAAGAGATTATAGAGAATCCTAACGATGTAGCAGATACTCAAGGAGTTGAGCCATCTTCAGAAGGAGCAGACACAAACACAAACAATCCAAACGAAACAATTGGCTACGTTAATCCAGGACCTCAAGGATTTTCTAAGCACGATTGGTCAAGTTGGGAATTAGAACACAATTACGAAATAGCTAAATAATGAGCAGAAATATATTATTCATATCAAGAAATGATATCATCAAACGTTCTTACGTTGGTGGAAACATCGATCCTGAAAAGATCATACCATTTGTAAAGACAGCTCAAGACAAAAACATCTTGACTACTTGTGGTACTGTATTGTACGAATACTTACAAGATCAAATAGAAGCAGGCACTTTAAGTGGTGTTTATGTGACTCTTGTTGAGTTATACATAAAAGACTGTTTAGTGCACTACGCTGTATGTGAAGCTCTACCATTCTTAGCTTACACTATAGCAAACGGTAGTATATACAAAAATACTAGTGAGCAAGCGGTTAGTCCAACTAAGAATGACATAGATTTCTTATTACAAAAAGAATTACAGACAGCACAGTTCTACAACGAAAGGTTGACTACATACTTGATTGCTAATAACACGCTATATCCTCAGTACAATCAATCTAACGGTCAATTAGATAACGTTTATCCTGATATGGGCCAATCTTACACAAATGGATGGGTACTTTAATATGAGCGAAAAGAAAATATACCTTGGATATTCTCCAAAGGCAAAGAACATAGAGAAGCTAGCTAAATACGTAGCAGAGAAAAAATCTGTGACTATAGGTAAGATACACCAAAAACTAAACAAAGGTCCACTTAAAAATAAAAGATTCTAATGCAAACTATATACTCTTTTACTCAGTTCTTTAATTCTGTTTGTTTGTCTCATCCAAATATAGAAACATTTAATGTATCAGACGATATGATGGATGCAGATACTGCTAAGCAGACCTTATTTCCTTTGGCTTACATGGTTTTAAACAATGCTACTATTACTGGATACTCAGCTATGACTTACAATGTTAATTTACTTGTAATGGACAGAACTGCAGATATAGTACAAGACTCTTACGGTAAGTACAACAGTATTACAAAAGATTATAAGGGCATTACAAACCTATTAGATGTTTGGAATACTTCTATGATGACATTGTCAGATATTATAGTATACATAAAGAACAATGCACAACCTTACCAATTTTCTATTAGCGACGATGTGATTCTAACTCCATTCCAAGAAAGGCTAGATAACGCATTAGCGGGATTCTCTGCTGTAATGAATATAACTGTACCTTTCAATCCAAGTAACTGTTTATTCTATAACGTTACTGATGCTCAAGCAGATGGCGGAATAAATGGATGTAACTAATGGCTTCTAATACTATAGGATCAGTAAGCTACAATACTCTTGTTGAATGGGCTTCAAATGTTACTGCTCAAGCTAAGGCCAATATATTAAGAAAAAACAAAGTAGCTACAGGAAACTTATACAAATCAATTACTTTTGAGATATTGCCAAATGGAACTGTAGAGTTTTACTACGACGATGCTGGAGATTATGTTGAAGGAGGCAGACGCGCAGGAGCTAAATTCCCACCTATATCTAAAATAGCAAGTTGGGTAAAAATAAAAGGACTAGAACAGTGGAGAAATAATAAGGGTCGGTATATTTCAAGAGACGCACAAACCTTTTTAATAGCCCGTGGAATCTCAAAGAATGGCATAAAACCATTTCCATTTTTTAGTGATCCATTTGATGAAGCTATGAAATCTTACGAGTATGTACTAGAAGAAGCAGTGGTACAAGACATAGAGAACGATATAGATACCATGATATCAATTAAACTATAATCCTTGCTACACCAGATGCTCATGGTTAGGCTATAATTAGCTTTCTAATAGAATATACGTCCAATCCTTTTAACAGTCTCTAATGAGACTTTTTTAGGGTTAGTACGAAATGACAATTTGTTGTTATAATACTATATAATTCTCAAATAGATGGCAATTACCATAAATCAAACACCACCATTAATTAACTTAGCACAGAGTCCAATAGCGTTCTCTGTTATTGATGGTGCTTACGCTAGTTCTAGTTTTCAGTATACTTGTAATTTACAGATTTGGACAGGTAGTTTATCTGCATCAGGATCAGGAGCACAATACTCACTAAGAAAATATCCAAATGCTTCAGGCTATGGCATATTCGATGTTTCTAGATTTGTCAACAGTTCACTTACTAACTTGGCCTATCAAGCTACAAGTTCAGTAGTATATTTTAAGCCAACATTTAACTTTCAATATCAAGCTTCTATTACAGGATCTAACGTTGTTGGTAGCACATACGTTGCATTAGATGGATACTCTGTATTTCCAGAAGCAATCAACGCATCACCAACTGCATCAGTATATTGGCCATTAATGACAGACGGACCACAAAGCCAGTCTATTGCAATAACAGACAAAGGCTTTTACGCAGTTTATGTAGGCCAAGGAGCTAACGTAAATGTTTCTTATACTGGTAGCTATTCAAATGGATCTACAACTTTTGCAACTAGAACTGTATCAGGATCTACTTCTAATACAACTGCTTCTGTAGCAAGAGTACCAGCAGGACCAACTCAACAAGGCTTTCCATTAGCACTAACAAATTCAGGCTACGACTTAGAAAGCTATACCATTAAATCAAATGGATATTCGATAAACAACGTAATTGAGTGTGCTTACAAATATACACCAGTTAGAGTACTTTGGAAAAATAGATACGGACAATTTGATTGGATAAATTTTTGGTACAAGAATGTTCAAGACTTTACAACTGAGCAAAGAACTTACCAACCTCAATTAGGTAGTTGGAATGCTAGTCAATTAAGTTATAATGCTTATCAGACTGCAACTCAAAGATATATTGTTGATGCTAGTCAAACAATTACTGTTAATACAGAATTCTTGCCTCAAGATTATAATGAGATATTCAAACAGTTATTGGTAACTGATGAAGTGTATTGGATGTACAATCAAGCAGATAGTTTAGTTAAACCATTGACTATTAAAACTAGCAATTTAACATTTAAAACTGGAGTAAACGATAAGTTAATTCAATACACATTTACTTTCGATATCGGTCAACCATTCAAATTGATCATCTAATATGAGTTTATTTACTACACAAGGTTATAGGTACCAATTAGTAGCAGGAGATAATGTTATCTTGGATACATTTGCAGACGAATCAATTAAGATTAGTAATAACATCACTGATCTATTTGATATTGGTTCAGTACCAGGAACTTTTACAAGAACTATAACTTTACCAGGTACAAAAAAGAACGACGCTTTCTTCGAACAGTACTACGACATTTCTGTATACAGTCCAGATACTTTTTATTCAAACGCAAAAGTGAATGCTTATTTGGATTTTGGATCTGTGTATTTAGTAAATGGTTACATGCAATTAATGAAGGTTAATGTAGTTGAGAATAAGTTCGTAGACTCTTACGAAGTAAACTTATTTGGTGCTATTAGCAATTTCTCTGTAGAAACTAATAGACTTTATTTAGATCAGTTAGATAACTTATCAAAATTTAACCACACTAGTTCTTACGATGCTATTACAGGAAGTTGGGAAGGAAATCTTTTTAATGGTGATATAAGATATCCAATGGCTGACTATGGTAAAAGAATACAATTTTCTAATCAAACTTTTGTTGGTATAGACGATAACCAAGATGGATTAACAGTATCAGATTACAAACCAGCTATAAGACTAAAAGCTTTATTTGATGGTATATTTGAGAAAGTTGGATTTACTTATACTGGTAGTTTCTTTAATCAATCTTGGTTAGAAGATGTATACGTTTTATTAAATACTAGGAGCAGATATCCTGAATTCTCTTATGCAGAATTAGAAACATTTGGCCAAGGAAAAGTAGTAGATATATTAGGATCAGCAGACAATTATCAGTTGACTAATAACACTGTTACCAATTTACCAATGGGCGCAATAGAATACGATTACAGTGGATTCTTTACGGTAGGAAATCCATTCAAATATTTTGCTTCCATTCCTAGCAGATATTTGGCAAAAATACAATTATCTTATAGAGTAGTAAATTCATCCACTACTGCACAATCTCAATATCCAGTATGGTATTATTATGCTTTTGATGCTAATGGAAATCAAGTTGACTATCAAGTGCTAGCTCTTATAAACGAGTATACAGCAAGAGTAGCAGAGAATAGAGTTGGAAGCACAACTGTAACAGAAAATTTTACAGTTAGTGAAACAATTAATACCTCTCCATTAACTGGATCTATTAGTTTTAAAATACTACAACAAGCATACATTGCATCAGGCTCTTCAGGTGGTGTTGCAGTAACTCCTAACTACAATCTATTTTTAAATCCAACAGGAAGTAGAGATTATTGTTCATTTGAAGTAACTCAAGTAAGACAAGCTGCTGATTATAGAGTAATGGAAATTCCACTTAATATGCCTTTTGGTACTAATGGAATTAAGTTAGTTGAATTTATTAGAGCAATACAAAAGAAATTTAATCTTGTAATATACGAAGATAAGACTACTCCTAATCAAATGATAGTAGAATCTTTTAACGATTGGTATTTAAAAGGCCAAGTACAAGATTTTAATCAATACATAAACATTAAGAATAAGGTTGAGTTTATTCCAGCAAATACATTGGCAGTAAACAAAATTTCTTTTAGCGACAAAAACGACGAGGATTATATATCTAAAGTATTCAAACAAGAAAACAATAGAATTTACGGTCAATCTTTTTGGTTAGATACTGGTTCTTATTTTTCTGAAGGAGACTTTAAAGTTGAGACAGTACTTGGTTCCGGACCCATATTTCAACTGGCTCAAACAGTAACTTCTGGATCTTCAGTTGGAAATTCATGTACAAGCTATCAGATTAATTATGGTGGAACTGCAGGAGCTGCTTCAGTTAGATATACTAGTTGCGAAGGATTACCAGTAACGCAATCAATAACTCCAACTACAACTCCTTTATTTATATGCGCTCAAAATGGAGTGTATCCTAAATTAGTTGGTTCTCAAGTAAGTTGGACTTTAAATGGATCTTGTAGTGGTTTACCAGACACTCAAGCGAGTTCTAGTTTCTTACCAGTAGCAATTCCATTATATATAGGTGATCAAAACTATAGACCAACTCAAGTATTTCCTAGACTTCTATTCAATAACGGTATGGTTAGCTCTAGTGAATATTATATAGAAGGTACAAACAGCGCTGCTACTCCAATGTCGATAGGCCAAAATCCTCAACAAACATATCCTTACTTCGATAATTACAATGTGATCAGTGGGTCCTATCCCACACTAGGTTCTAGAAGTTTACTATTTAACAACGAAACAGCAACTTTAGGAACAACTCCTGAAAATAGTTTAATAGACACATATTGGTCTACTTACTTAAATTTATTATACGCTCCAAATACTAGATTAGTAAATGCATCAGCAGTAATTCCTTTAGCTAAGTACTTCGATATGGAGTTAAACGACTTAGTACAATTCAGAGGTAACTATTACCACTTAAGAGCAATAAACGATTACGACCTTACTACAGGTGAGTGTATGGTTGAACTATTAGGACCAATTATTTCAGATGCTTTAGCAGCACAACAGTTTGGAACATTACCAGCAAGTGGTTCTGGTCCTACAACTTTTGGAGACTTTAACTGTGATTACAATAGCGATTTCTATAACAATGGATGTAGCGGTAGTGCACCTCCAACTCCGGGTAGTTCTTCATTAGACGTACAATACTTAGTTGTAGGTGGTGGAGGTGGAGGTGGACAACAAGGTGGTGGCGGTGGAGCAGGATCTCTTAGAAGTGGTAGTTTTACTATACCTACAGGATCATCATACACAGTTTCGGTTGGAGTTGGTGGTACTGGAGCAGTATACACAGGAGCTGCAGCTAAAACAGGATCTGATTCTACTTTCCATACAATAACAAGTCAAGGTGGTGGAATAGGAGGATCTGCTGGAAATGCAGGTGGAAATGGTGGATCTGGCGGTGGTGGTTCTTACTTAGCTGGTGGTGGTTTATCATCAACTGGTGGTAACGATGGTGGAGCAGGAGGTGGAGCATCTAACTATCCTAATGCCGGAGGTGGAGGAGCAGGCGCAGTTGGAGGTGATGGAATAACAAATAGTGGAGCAGGTGGCGCGGGTTTAACTTGGACAGTAAATGGCACTAACTACGCTGGAGGCGGCGGTGGTGGATACACTAGTCAAGGAGCATCATTCGGTGCAGGTGGTATTGGAGGTGGAGGTAGAGGTTCTATATCTAGTCCAAGCGCAGCACAACCAGGAACAGATGGACTTGGAGGTGGAGGAGGCGGTGGTGGTAACCAGACTGGTAATGTAGGAATCAATGGAGCTAAAGGAGGAAATGGAGTTGTTATAGTTGCATATCCAGGATCTGGAAGTAAAGCATCAGGTGGAACAATCACTTATTCAGCGCCTAACACATATCATACATTCACAAACACAACTGGTAGCTTTACATTCACAGTACCATTGTAATATTAAGTTATAATATAGATAAAAAATAAAATAAAATGGCAATAAGCAACGCGGCAGCATTGGCCGCATCATCATCAGCAGTCTACACAACAAACGGAGCTAACGCTATTACAGCAGCTTTAGTTAGACCTTTTAATGCTAACTGGATTTCAAGTTCAGTATTGATAGAGCAAAACAATATTGGTAACTTTCAACTAACAGGAACATCTTATATTCAAGGAATTTCCATATTCACTGGATCTTTTGGATTAACTGGATCTGCAACAAATGCACCAGTAACTGTTTCAGCAACAGCTACAGCAAGTATAGATTGCAGACTAGGTAACCTTTTCTTAGTACAGTTAGGAGCAAGTACTTCAACTAGATTTGAATTCAATAATGCAAGAATAGGACAGACAGGTAATTTGGTAGTTACTACTCCAAATGCTATTACTGTTACTACATGTAGTTTCTCATCTAACGTAAAACAAGTTAGTGGATCTGCTTACATTCCTACTAGTGGTTCTTATGCAATTGATATGTTGTCTTTTGTAACAGATAATACCGAGACTGTATTTGTTGTAAATAGTAAAAAGTTTATTTAATGTTAGAACTTAAAATTGATATAGAAACAACACTAAAACTTTTAAAAGCTTTTCCAAAAGATAAGAGTTTATTAACACCAACAATAGAGGTAGCAAAGGGGAAATATAAAATAAAAAGAAGCAAATGGCAAAGACTATTAAAGTTAAAGTAGATGTAGATTCTAACTCGGTACAGATAGCAAATCAAGATACTCTTACACTAACACAACAAGTTAGAGAACTTAAGAAAGCTTTACAAACTGTTCCAGAGGGTACAAAAGAATGGACTCTAATACAACAAAAATACAATGAAACTAAAGACGCTTTAGATCGTGTAAACGTTAAATCTAAAGAGTTATTTGGTACTATGTCTGCTTTACCAGGTCCTATCGGTCAGGTAAGTGGTCAATTAGACAGTACTGTAGGAGTATTAAAAACTTTTAGTGCTATTAAGTTTAGTGATCTTAAAGCTCAGTTTGTTGCATTAGGTGCAGATTTAAAAGAGATAGGAGCTAATTTTTTAAAGTTAACTGGTATCACTGCAGTTTACAATAGAACTATTGCTTTAACTGGCGCCACTGCTGCAACAGCAAGCACTGGAGTAAAGGCGTTGGCGGTAGCTACTTCTGCTTTATATACTGCTTTAGGAATTGGAGTAATATTACTTTTAATAGAAGGTGGTAAGGCTATCTATAATATGATAGATCCTACAGAAAGAGAAGCTGCAGCATTAAAAAAATTAAAGGATTCATTCAATGAATTAGACCAAGCTATTGATCAGAGTAAAAAGATTAACGATGCTTACACTAAGGTAATGCTTGCTAATGCTAAAATGAGAGGAGCTAGTCAAAAAGAATTAGACGATATAGCTTTAACAGGAGCAGCAAAACAAAAAGATATAGCAAAAGATGCATTAAATTCTGCTGAATCTGAACTAAAAACTTTTCAAGGCATTGTAGATAAGAAAAAAGCAAAAAATAAAAAAGCAACAGACGATGAACTTAAAGCAGTAGAAGATGCTAAAGCTAAAAGAGATAAAGCTAACGATGATTTAAGAACTGCTGGTGTGTCAGAAACAGAGTTACTAGCTTCTATTGCAGAAAGAAAATTAAAGGCACAACAAGAAAACACAGCTAAAACTGCTGCAGAATTAAAAAAAGAAGCAGATATTAGAAAAGCTGCTTTAGAAACTATAGCAAAGAACGAAAAAGATGCCATACTTTCTTTATTACCAGAAAGAGAACAAGAACTTAGAAAAATTGGTGATGATTATAGAGCTAAAATTGCTTTAGCGACAAAGTTTGGTCAAGACACTACTATTTTAGAAGAGGCTTGGAGAGAGGCTTTAAGATTAAAGAAAGCAGAATACGCAACTAAAGACTACGAAGAATTTGAACAAAAGCTAGCAAAAGATCTAGAGAATATAGATAAAGCTAATAAATTAAAGGCTGATAAGGAAATTGCACAAATAACCTATTTAAAGCAAGTTGGTTTATTTACAGAAGAGGAATTTGTAGGTAAAATAGCAGCAATAAAAATGCAAGCTACTTACGATGAAGTTGAAAGACTTACTATTGAAGGAGAGGCATTAGAGTATTACAGACAAAAACAAGTAGACTACAAGGACGCTGTAGTAAATATAAACAATACACTAAAAGAGAGTTGGTACAGTTTAGCTGAAACTACTGCACAAACTTTTTTACAATTAGCTAACTTATTTGAACAAGGAAGTGATTTACAAAAATCATTTGCTATTATTGGTGTTTTAATTAACGCAGCATCAGCAATAGGAAAAGTAAGCTTAGCTGCTACAGAGGCAAGCGCAGAGTTTTCTAAAACAATAGCTACAGGTACTGCAACAGTTGCTTCAGGTATTGCTCTTGCCGCAAATCCAGTTACTGCTATTATAGGTGCAGCTCAAATAGCCGCTGGTAAAACTGCTATAGCTACTGGTGGAACTGGATTAGCTGCTGTTAAAACAAATGCTACATTACAAAAAGTCGGAATCGGAGTTACTTCAGCAGCTCAAATAGCGGCAATATTATCTGCTAAAAAATCTGCTGGTGGAGCGGCTTCAGGATCTACTGGCTCAGGCGGTTCACAAGCTGCCACTCCAGCATTCGCAGCTCCAGCACAAGCACAGGTACCAAGTGTTGAAAAAAGCAACGTTAGTTCTGAAGGGAAAATAGGACAAATAGTTACTGGTGCTGCAACTGAACAAGGTAAAAGACCACTTCAAACTTACGTTATAGGCAGTCAAGTATCTAGCCAACAACAATTGGACAGAAGAGTTTCATTGGCAGCTAGAATGGGAGGATAATAAACATAAATCAATTTTGACATTATAATACTATGGAACCTAAAAAGAAAAGACTAAGAAAAAGAAAGCTATATCAGATGGAAATAGACGAATCTCTAGATAATGGAGTATTTGCTATAAGTTTGGTAGAAGACCCAGCAATAGAAGAGTTGTTTGTTTATATGAGCAAAGAACATCAAATGATTAAATTGGCTGAAGTAGACAAAGAAAAGAGAATCTTAATGGGACCAGTATTGATTCCAAACAAAGAAATACCTAGACATGATGACGAAACAGGAGAAGAGTACTCCATAGTATTCACCCCTGCTGTTGTAGAGCGCGCTGCTCAGTTATTTATGCAACAACAAAGAAACAACAACGCAACAATAGAACACACAGAGAAGAGCATCCCAGATGTTTCTGTAGTAGAATCTTGGATTATAGCAAACCCAGAAAAAGATAAGAGTAATGTGTACGGAATGAAATTTCCTACTGGGACTTGGATGTGTATGATGAAAATAAACAACGAAGACGTTTGGCAAAACTACGTAAAAGCTGGCAAAGTGAAAGGCTTCTCACTAGAAGGGCTATTCGGTCACTTAGAAGTAGACGCTGAATGGGGAATTCCTGACGTACCATCAACTAGTTCATCTCAAGGATATCCTAACCCTAGTCAATTTCCACCAGCTAGTACAAACAATCAACCTTACGATGTTCC